GCGAGTCGACGGTGACGGCGAGCTTGCCCTTGGCGCGGACGCCCCAGGCTTCCAGACCGAGCGGCGTGTCGAGCTGCCGGCCGTCGCCGCCGAACATTCGGGCGCCGCGTTCTTCCAGTTCGGACAAACGCCGCCGCGCAGCAACGGCCGGTGCCCGACCGCCTTCGAGATCAGCTCGCGCTTTCGTCAGAGCCCGCTGCCAGCTCTCGCCGGCTGCCTTCTCGGCTTGACCCGCCGACACGCCCCCGCTCTGAAAATGCATGCGGTCCCAAGGTGTGCCGCTGCGGAAGTGGCCGCCCCAAGTGAATGTTTCCTTCGGATAGTATTTCTCTTGGTAGGCCTGCGCGGCCGCCGCCATGGCCTCATAGTGTTGATAGCCCGGCGTAGTCATAGGGCCGATGTACGGCACCTTGTTGCCCTGCGGGTCGTAGATTTGAACGTCAATCGCCTTGCCAGCCGGATGCCACTTCGTTCCCGTCGAGCGCGGATCGACCGTCGAGAACGCCTCGACCCGGTAACCTTCCGGCAAAGACTTCGCGGCCTGTCGCACGGTGTCGACCAGCCACGGATCGACTTGCACGCCGCCCCGCGCAAACCCGTGCGCGGCAGATTCGCCGAGACGCGCCGGCTGATCGAGGATGCTGCTTTTCTCCGGCGCACCAAACGGACTCTGCGGCCAGGGCAGCGGCTTCGGTTGCGCAGCGCCCATCGGGATCGAGGGTTGTTGCCCACCGCCGGCCTTGACGTTGCGGCGATACGGCCCCTCCTGGACATAGGTCTCGCCGGTCTCGGGATCGTAGTGAGTAACATTGCCTCTGCGCCGATGCCGTTCCGCGACGCCGGCCGACGCGTTGCCCGTCCACAGGCGGTTGCCACCGAACTTGCGGCCCGCCGCATCGGAGCCGCCCTTCATCACCGGGTCCCAGACCTTCTCCTTAAACTCCTTCAGGTCCATGTGACCTTTGTTGAAGGTCGAAGGCGGATAGTAGCCCTTGTCGCCGTGCTCCGCAGTTCCCCACAGCGCCCGCTCCATCGAGTGCCCGCGTTCGAGCGCGCGATTGCGCGCGGTCTCCAGCTGAATCTGCATGGACTCGATCGAGGCGTTCTTAGGAATCTCGCCGCGCACCATCATGGCGGCGCGCCGCATCAGTTCGGGATTGTCGGCCTCGCCGGCTAGGCCGGTGAGATCGGACGTGTCGCCGCCGGCCGGTGCCAGCGGATTGCGACCCCAGTTGACTGGCGGTTCGCCGGCCCCGGTGCCACCGCCTCCGCCGGCACCACCACCACCACCACCGCCGCCGCCGCCTCCTCCGCCGCCACCCGGCGCACCGCCGCCTCCGCCGCCGCCCATGCCCGGCAGCCGGCCCATGGGCTCGCTGGCGCCGGCTGGGCCGCCACCGCGGCCGGTACCGCCCGCATCCCCGTGCAGCGCAAGCCGACCAAGCTTGCCGCCCGTGCCGACGTAGATGTCGCTCTGCAGGTAATCGTTGAGGCGCTTCAGCTCGACCGTGTTTTCAGTCGCGATCCGGTTCTTTTCTTTCTGCGCCTGGAAAAACTGCGCCTCGTGGCGGCGGTCCTCGATGTTCTGCGACGCCTCGCCCGACAACTGCTCGACCCAGTTCATATCCGGCTTGAAGCTGCCAGCCGCAGCCGCACCGGTACTGCCGGTGAAGCGCTGCGGTCTTGCGTAGGCCCCAGGTGTGCGTGGTGCAAGGTGCCGGGAATCTGCGGGCCTCGCCGGCTTTGGCGGCTCCATCGGAGTCGACGACGGCGCCGTCGGCGGCCCGATCGGCGTTAGCAGCTCGCGACCAAGATTGAAGGCGCCGCCGACACCGCCCGGCGCATTCCTCAGCGCGCCCGCACCAATGTTCGCAATCGTCGGAAGCCAGCCAAACGCCTTCTTGGTTCTCGCGCCCAACTCGTCGATGGCAATGTTCAACTTCATAAAGGCAGGCAGCAATTTCTCCTGGATACCGGCGATGGCATCGTCGAAGTGCTCATTCAGCCGCACCCATTGAACATTGAAATCTCTCGAAAGCTGTTCACGCCTTGCCCACTTTGTGGGATCGGCAATCTCATCGAATATTCTGCGATCGACACCCAGCGCCTGCAGCGACAGCCCGATATTCGAGAGGAAAGCCTCGGCCTGTCGCGTCGCTTCCGCCTTGGAGCCGCCCGGCCTTGCGACCTCTCGCGCGAAAATGGCTTGCGCCTCGCGGATCGCCATGGTCATCGCCTGACCGGGCTTGCCGCCTGCGATCACTTCGTTGAGCTGCTGCACGAAGCTGATTTGCGTGCCGCCCGACTCCTGGAACAGCTTGCGGAATTCCGGCGTGCCGGCCTTGGCCGCCTCGCGCACTGTCCGAGTGAAGCCCAGCACCGCCTCTTGCGCTTCATCAGACGTGTAGCCGACGAGTTCGAGCTGGTGTGTCAGGTTCTTGAATTGATCGATCCCGAGACCGGCGGTGCGCGCCATGTTGCCCATGGCAATCACGTTGCGGGAAAAATGCGCGACGCCCACATTCGCCGCCGCGATCACGGCGGGGATCGCGAGCAGAAAATTGGGTCCGACCATCGAGCGCCCGAACAGGCCGATCGACGTGCCGGCGTTGAGCAATTCTTTGTTGAAGTTGCTGATGTCTCGAAGCGAATCTCGCAGACTGAGAGCGAACCGGTTGACGTTCTCCTTGACCTTGGCAGTCTCCTTGCCGGTATTGCCGACATTGGCCTGCGCGGTCCGACCGGTGACCGTGTTGAGCTTCTCGATCTCCGCATTGAGCTGCTTGATGCCGGCAGTGGCGTTGTCGGTCAGCGTAACGACCAGCCGTAGTTCCTCGAACTCGGCCACGTCACTCCCCGACGTTCGGACTGATCGGCTCGGCCGGTCCTGACTGCGCCGGCACCATCTGCTTCTGCTTGCTCATGCCGTACTCGTAAAACAGGTTGCGCGGTAGCGTGCGCGCCTTGGCCCCACCAGCGATGTCGATGTCGACCGTGCCGCTGCCGACAACCTTCTGCGGAGAAATTTCCCGGCCCATCGGCGTGTCGATCGCGCTGCGATCGAAGCTTTGGGAGAAAGGCAATCCTCCGCGGATGTCTGGCACGTCCTCGGTGAGCGGCCGCTGCCCAAAAAAGTACGGGCTTAGACCCGGGGGTCGGCCGCCTCTGTTTGGCAACGCCAACCGATCGCCCTTCAAGCCCCGGTTGACGTCATACAGGCTGCTCGGCGGCGCGGCCGCCGGACCGCCGCCCGGCATCGACAAACGATCGCCCTTCAAATCGCGGTTGACGTCATACAGGCTGCTCGGCGGCTCGCCGCCACCGCCGAACCGCTGGTCCAGGTCGCCACCGGGACTCCAGGCGCCAGCCGGCGGTGTCGCTGCCGGCGCTTCCGTCGAGCCGCCACCGGCCGGCGGGCTACTCTCGCCTCCGCCACCACCACCGCCACCACCACCACCGCCGCCACCCGGCGCACCACCACCACCGCCACCCGGCGCACCACCGCCACCGCCGCCGCCACCGGCACCAGCTCCTGCGCCACTGCTGCTCGTCGCACCGCCGCTGCCGAGACCAGACCAGCGAGCTGCGAAGGTGTCGCCGCCACCGCCGCCCTGCTGCTTGGCGCGGACGTAAATCTCGCTCTGCAGATAGTCGTTGAGGCGCTTCAGTTCGGTCGTGTTCTCGGTGAGATACTTGTTCTGCTCTTCCGTCAGCTCGATTTCGGCGCCACCGTCGCCGCCCATGAAGCGCTGCGGCGTTTCGTTCGGCTTGTTCGTGTTCCCAGTGGGCAACGGCGCGAGCAAGCCCATCGACCGAAGCGCCGTTGCCATCCAGGTGTTTTCGTTGCCGCTGCCGGGCCCCCAGCCGACCCATCCCTTGCTTTCGATGCCCGGCCCCTTCCATGGCGCCATGAACGGAGCCAACGCTGGCATCGTCAGCCACCAAGGTGACCAAGGAATGTCGAAGAGCGTGTCCTGACCTTGCCACCATCTCGTGAGGCGACTGTCCTCCCCGGCGACCTCTGTCGGTGACGCCCCGCCCATCAGCTGGATCAGCTTCGTGATCGTATCGACGGTGCCGGCGATGTACTTGCCGATGCCCTCGCCCCATTTCTCGCCAGCGCTGCCGATCAGCTCATTGAGCTTGGTCATCATCGGCAGCATGTAGGTCTGCAAGCCCGCGATGAAGTCCTTGCCGATCTCGACCGATTTCACCCATTCCTTATTCCATTCGATCGCCAGCTCGTTGCGCCGCTTCATTTTGTCAGGATCGCCCCCGTACCGTTCCAAGAGGTTGCGCAGGTCGAGCGCCCTGGTCGACAAGCCGATATTCGACAGGAAGGCCTCGGCCGCTCGTATGCCCTCAGATTCTTTGCCGGTTTGCGCAGTTACGCGCTCCTTAATTCTGCGCGCCTCGTCCGCTGCCGAGCTGAGCGCCTTACCCACGTCACCGCGGTCGATCATGTCCTGCAGGCTCTTCACGAACTGTATCTGCGTGCCGCCAGAGTCCTGCCAGAGTTTCGCAAATTCGGGCGTGCCGGCCCGGCTCGCCTCACGCACCGTTCGCAGGAAGCCAGAAAATTCCGAGTTGGCCTGCTCCGACGTATAGCCGGCTTCCTGCATTTGCAGCGTGATGGCCTTGAACTGGTCGATCGGCACCGCGCCCGTGCGCGCGAGGTTGGCCAGTTCGATGACGTGACGCGAGAAGATTTGGAGCCCAGCATTGATGCCCGCGATGAGCGCCGGCACACCAATCAAAAAGCCGCCCATATCGCTGCGGCCCATGAGACCGACGGCTTGACCAGTTTCGAGCAGGCCCCGATTGAAGTTGCCGATCTCGACGATTGCGTTGCGCAGGCCGGCGGCAAAACCGACTACCTCCTGCCGGCTTTGGCGGATCGAGCCGCTGATCGCGCCCAACTCCTTGATCGCCGGCCGGGCTGCGACGTTGCCCAGCTTGTCGATTTCCGCATTCAGCGCTTTCAGCCCCGCCGTCGCATTGTCGGTGAGGTTGACGACAAGTTGCAGTTCTTCGAATTCAGGCATCGTCGTCAGCTGCTGCTTGCCGCCGCATGATGTTCGACAGTTCGATGGTGCGGATCAGATGTATTCGAACCTCGCTCAGCGGCATGGACAGAAACACATCCGGCGCTTGGTGATACCAGCGTGCGAGACGGTAGCAGTCGAGAACGAGATCATTCTCGCTGCCTACCACGCCGCTGGATCGGGAAGAAAAAAATTCCGTAGCCTGTAGGCGCAGGAATTCCAGTCACGCGGATCGATCTGCTCGAACAGCGGCAGCAGGATGCCAGAGAGCGACGACATCATCATCGACATCTTGCGCTCGTCGATGACGACGTCGCCGTCCTGGTTGATGCGCACCGGGTTGCCGTAGCGATTGATGTCGCCACCGGTCGGCTCACGGAACGACAATTCCTTGACCGTGTTGCCCGCGTTGTCGCGGATCGCCTTGTGCAGGAGCTTGACCACGATCGGCCATTTCTCGACCGGCTCCGGCGCCGGCAGCGATGCCGGCTCGGCGGCGGTTTGCTGCTCGACCGGCTCGTCGCTGACGAAGCCTTCGCGCTTCTGCGGTTTGTTCATAGATCAACTTCCTCGCACCAGAGTCCTTCCCAGCGAACACGCGCTTGGCCGTCGCGGGTGTTCTCTTCGAGCGCCGCCTTGCAGGTCGCGCCCGCGAGCGTGTACTGCTTGTTGTTGGCGAGCTGCGCGACGACCGTGACGTCGACCTGCGCTTCCAGCTCTTCGAGGCTGACCCCGGGCGTGGCCGAAATATCTCCTTCGATAAACGGAACGCGCGGGAGTTCTTGGTAGCCGTGCACGCGATCTTGTCCGGCGATCATCGTGCGCTCGACCGCGCTCGGTGACACCGTGAAGTTTCCGCGCAACGGCAATTGATTGCCGTCGACCATGACGAAGGCAATGCCAGCGAACCGCTGTGCCATGACTCACTCCTGGTTTTTCAGAGGGGAAGAAGGATGGACGCGCGGGCTCGCGCGTCGCCTTACTGGCCGGGCAACCGGCCGGTGACGCCGATGTTGCCGATCTGGCCGATGATCTCGACGTCGATGCCGCGATCGTATTGCAGGCGGAACTGCGCCAGCACCGCGAAGATGCGGAGCTGGTTGATCAGGTCGGGCGGGTAGAGCACGTTGACGCGATTCGGGTCATT